GCGGCACAGACGGATTAACGTTAGCGAAGCTCAGATCTGCCAAACAGATCCTGGATTCAAATTCGGTTGATCCAAGCATACCTCGAACGATTGTGGTAGCACCAGTGGCGATCTCTGATCTCCTAGCGGTCACACAAGTAACTTCGAGTGACTATGCATCGGTAAAAGCATTGGTACAAGGCGAAATTGATACCTTCATGGGATTCAAATTTGTCCTTTCTAATCGATTATCGAAAACAGGAAACCTACGAAAACTTTTAGTTTATGCTCAAGACGGAATGCTTCTTGCATTAGGTCAAGACATCGTAACTAGAATAGACGAAAGATCTGATAAAGGATACGCAACACAAGTGTATTGCTCTCAGTCTATCGGCGCAACTCGTATGGAAGAAGAAAAGTGCGTCTCTATCGAGTCGTACGAAGCTTAATAATAGGAGGTAAAATATTATGGCATCAGTAAAAGGTGGAAACATCACAAACATAGACGCTTCTCCTATTACCAAAGTGAGTAGCGAAGAAGCAGGAGGCAAGCTAAGAGTATGGCACGACACTTATGAAGCGTCATCTTTAGCAAGTGGCTCCGACATAACAATGGCTAGAATACCAGCAGGTGCAACTATCCACGATGTAATCGTTAAAGCCGATGCATTAGGATCAAGTGTAGGACTTCAAGTTGGTGATTCAGATGACGATGACAGATACTGGGCTGCAAAAGGCTCATGGAATGTTGCTGGT